AAAGTGGCGTTTCGATCTCTGCTGGCCTGCGCTGAAGCTGGCCGTGGAGGTGCAGGGCGGGATCTGGAACCAGGGACGGCATACGAGGGGAAAGGGCTTCGCGGATGAATGCCAGAAGCGCAGGGCCGCGGCGATCGCCGGCTGGTGCGTGCTGGAGTACGTTGGAGATGAGATCCACAGCAAAGAGGCGGTCAGGGAGATCGGTGACGTGCTGAAGTGGAAGATGCGAAAACAGGGGAGATGTGCGAATGTGTGAAGAAAATCTGAAGGGGTGGATACGGTTATATTGTCCCTTTTGCCGGCACTGGCTGAGCAATCTATTGCGCCCTGTATCCGTCACACAGGAGCATCATTGCCGCTGGTGCGGTTGTACCGTCTATCACGAGATCCAGCTGCGGGAGGGACGCATCCTGATCCACGTGCATGCGGAGCGACGAAACAGAGTGCCGGCGCAGAGCGGCGAACGAGAGGGATCTCTCTCCGCGCCGTCTCCGCATTGCCTTTGTCCGCCCGTCAGTGTAGAATAACAGCAGAGAACCGTGCCTTTCAAGGAGACGCTCCATCATGGGCCGGACGGCTGAGACCGTCGCCTATGGTGGGGCGTTTTGGTTTGCTATGGAACGAAAACTTCAGCTCAAACAACAGAAGTTTGTGGATGCGTACCTCGGGGAAGCGAACGGGAATGCCACCGAGGCCGCGCGCCTGGCGGGCTATGCCGGCAACGACAACACGCTCCGGGTCGTCGGGCACCAGAACCTTACAAATCCTAACATCCGCGCCGAGATCGCGCGCATCCTGGCCGCCAACTGCCTCTCCCGCGAGGAGATCCTCTCCCGCCTGACCGACCAGGCGCTCGGCGTGGGCGAGTTCCTGAAAGCGGATGAGGCAGGAGAGGTGAGCGTCGACTTCGCCGCCATGCGCAAGGCCGGCAAGATGCACCTGATCCATTCTATCCGCGTCAACAAGTTCGGGCAGAACATCGAGTTCTACGATGCGCAGGCCGCGCTGGTCCACCTCGGGCGTTACCATGTGCTCTTCACCGACAAGCAGGATGCGACCGTGAACGGCGGCCTGCGCGTCCAGTCGGAAACCATCATCCTCCGCCCCGGAGAGACGGATGTCGATCGCGACGCCTAACCGATCCCTTTGGACACTGGACAGCGCCAGGCACCTCACCCTCGACATGCACGAGGGGCAGAGCCGGGCCTGGCTGTCCAGGCGCCGCTTCGTCTTCGTCCTGGCCGGCTCGCAGTCGGGGAAGACCAGCTGGGGACCGCTCTGGCTTTACCGGGAGATCTACGGCAACGACACGCGCCAGGCTGCCGGACCAGGAGACTACCTGGCTGTCACCGCCAGCTACGACCTCTTCAAACTGAAGATGCTGCCCGCGCTCCGGGAGTACTTCGAGCACGTCCGCGGCTGCGCCCGCTACTGGTCGGGAGACCGCATCCTTGAGCTGGCAGATCCGGAGACCGGCCGGTTCTGGGCCGATCGCGCCGATTCGCCCATGTGGGGCCGCGTCATCCTCCGCTCGGCGGCCAGCGGCGGCGGCCTCGAGTCGACCACCGCCAGGGCGGCCTGGCTGGATGAATGCGTTGCGCCCGAGACAGAAGTCCTAACCGAGGTCGGCCCCCTGCCCATTGAGCGGATCGTGAATGAGAGAACCCGAGTCCGGGTCTGGTCGCATAACGAGCGCACAGGCGCTTGGGAACTGAAGCCGATAGTGCGTTGGCAGCGCCGTCCGCAGCGGCGACCCCTGTTAAAGCTCAATACACTGCGCTTAACGGGAAACCACAAAGTCAGGACGTCGACGGGCTATGTCAAGGCCGGTGATTTTCTTCCTGCATATAATGGTCGAGACCTGGATGGAGGGTTGTCTTCAGACGGTTGCGTCTACAATCTCACGGTTGCAGGGAACCACAACTACGTAGCCGATGGCATCCTGGTCGCGAATTGCGGGCAGGATGAGTTCACGGTGGAGACCTGGGAAGCGGTCCTGCGGCGTCTCTCGCTCTCCCAGGGCCGCGTGCTGGGGACGACGACGCCCTACAACCTGGGCTGGCTCAAAACGGAGGTCTATGATCGCTGGCTGGCAGGCGACACAAACTTCGCCATGATCCAGTTCAAGTCCATCGTTAATCCGGCCTTCCCGTACGCGGAGTTCGAGCGTGCCCGAGAGACCATGCCGGACTGGCGCTTTCGGATGTTCTATGAGGGCGAGTTTGCCCGGCCGGCCGGCCTGATCTACGACTGCTTCGACCAGGATCTTAACACCTGCCTGCCGTTTGCGATACCGGGGCACTGGCCGCGCTACGCAGGCCTGGACTTCGGTGGGGTGAACACGGCGCTCGTCTGGGTGGCCCAGGACATGGACGTGAGCGCGGACCAGAACCAGAGCGTCTTCTACGTCTACCGGGAATCCCTGGAAGGCGGCCTCACCACGCGGGAGCACGTGCAGCGCGCCCAGGAGGCCGCAAGAGGCGAGAACCTGGTCGGCTGCTGGGGCGGCGCCGGATCGGAAGACCAGGCCCGCCGCGACTGGCAGAACGAAGGCTGGGGGGTCGGGGAGCCGTTTGTACAGGACGTGGAAGGCGGCATCGCCCGCGTCTATGGGCTGCTCAAACCCCGGCGTCTCCGGATCTTCAAGACCTGTAAGGGGCTCCTGGATGAGATCGGCTCCTACCGGCGCAAACTCGATCCGACCGGGCAGCCCACGGAAGATATCGTGGACAAGCGCACCTACCATCGACTGGACGCCCTGCGCTACTTTGCCAGCGGCCTCTTCGGCGGCCCCGGCCCGCTGACGGCGGATCAGATCCAAACTCTACCGAGGTGAGAACATGCAGCTAAACATCCTGGGCCGGCGCCTGAGCGTGGAATTCCGCGCCGACCGCGCCGCGCGGTCTAAGCCCAGCACGGAGCAGATCCGGATCGTCCCCATGCCCTACGCGTCTGTGGACATCAGCGAGCAGCGCCTGATGAAGGACGACTCCGTCTACGCGGTCACCAACCTCTTCTCCGACGTCGTCCTCGGCTCCGGATGGCGTTTCGTGGGGGACGATGCGGAGAAGGTGAAGGACCTGACCGACGCTATCACGCAGGCACGTGGCTGGAGTGACCTGCTCGATCAGCTCGCGGCGACCGTCTTCACCCGCTGCGCCGTGGCGGAGATCCTCTGGGACACCAGCGCGAAAAGGACCGGGAGGGAGGCATCCCTCGCGTCCACGGCCTGGCTGCCGCGAGGATTTCGCACTATCGAGCCGGAGAGCGTTACGGTGGACCTGGATGAATACGCGGAGGTGCGCAACGTCAAAGTCCGCACGACGGCCGGCGAGCAGCCCCTGCCGCCGGAGAACATGGTCATACACCGCAACCATCCGACCTTCAGCAAGCCCCTGGGGCGCTCCGCCTTCGACAACCTCTCCGAGGTCATCAACTTTAAGAGGCGCGCGGATGACGCCCTGATCCGCTACATCGAGCGCTTCGCGGCGCCCTCGGTGATCGGCTGGTACGCGCCGGGAACCAGCAGAGCGGCCCAGCAGGACCTTCTCACCGCACTGAAAAGCCTCCAGAAGGCCTCTGTCGGCATCCTGCCCGGCCCGAAGGGCGACCAGGGCAACCAGCTGGAACTGCTGGAGGCGGAGGGCACCAGCAGTCCGATCGGCATCGCGCTCGAGATGCTGCGGATGTACGAGCGGCGTATCGCACGGGGCGTCCTCGGATCCGTCCTGGCCGTCTTCGAGGCGGAGTTCGGGACCCGGGCGCAGGCCGGCACGCATCTCGAGATCCTCAAGGCGGTGGTGCGCTCCTACCAGGGCGACATCGAAGAGCCGATCAATGAGCAAATCCTGAAGGCGATCCTGGCGTATAACGTGGGGGAGAATGTCGACTGCCGCTTTGAGCTGCTGGAGCCGGACTTCAGCGATCGGGAGAAGACGGGGCGCTGGGTGGCGGACCTGGCCCAGGCCGGCATCATTGACGCCGTAGAAGATGCCGACATTATCCGGGCACTGTTCGGCATCGACCCGCGCGATCCTGCGGCCATGCGGCGGATCGCCGAGCGGGAGCAGCAGCAGATGGAGGCGCAGCAACGACAACAGCAGCAAGATCCGCAGGGACAGCAGGATCAGGATGGCGGTAGAGATAACTCCAACGACTGATAGAGGGGCCGCCCCACTCCTCTATCCCGTCGCCATGCGCGAGATCCGGCGCATCGAGCGCGAGGCGAAGCGCCGGCTCGCCTGGGAGCAGCGCGGCCTGGTCAAGCTCCTCCTGGCCGACCGGTCTGGCGCGTTCCTGCACGCACGCCTGGCGGCCCTACGCGACCGCCTCAAGGCCGTCCTGCTCGATTCAGGTGTCAGGGCCTATGGCGCCGGGTACGGGCTCGCAGAGAGGCGTATAGAGCGCGATCGGGGCGCGGCGCCCCATGGCCGCCGTGGGGAGCAGTTTCGAGAGAGCGCGGAGACACCGATCGAGATCCCGACCGAATGGGCGCGGTGGTACGCCGGCACGCTGGATGACGCCCTCTATCGCTACACGGACCGGATCCGCCGCGACGTGGGGGATCTCACCGTCAAGGCCGCGCTGGAGGGGTGGACGCAGGAGGAGCTGACGCGGGAGGTCCGGGCGCTGGTCCAGGGGATCTCCACGTGGCAGGCGGAGCGGATCGCGCGGACGGAGACCATGCGCCTCTGGAACCTGGGCTCCTATGGCCGCATGGAGGAGGAAGGCGAGGATCTGATCGGCTACACCTACTCCGTGGTACTCGATGACCGCACCAGCCATATCTGCCGGCCACTGGACGGCAAGCGTGTCCAACGGACGCTGCTGCGCTACCTCCCTCCACTTCACCCGCACTGCCGGACCATCCTGGAGCCGGTCTATAGATTCGATGATCTGCCGGCGGACCCCTGGAGCGATCCGGAGTCTGTCGCCGGCCTCCGCGGCTTTGGCGCCATTCCGAAGCTGCCGCGAAGCCTGCTGCCGATGCCGTCTCTGCCCCCGGTCCCTCCGCCGCCTCCCCCAATCCCTCCGGCGCCCGCGCAGCCGCCCGGAGGCGGCCAACCGGCTCCTATCCGCCCTGTGAGCCAGGCGCTGCAGGTCCGGGCCGGGCGTATGTCCGCGGCGGCGAAGCATGCGATCGCCATCATAGACCAGGTGCATCAGGATGGGGACCTGCCCCTTATTCCGGTCGGATCCAGCACCTCTAAGCGCTATGAAGGCGTCTACCGGCGGGATGCGACGACGCGTGCGCCGAAAGATATCCGTCTCAGCCTGAATGCGTCACGCCCGGAGCTGACCACCGTTCACGAGATCGGCCACTTCCTGGACAATGCCGGCCTGGGCAATCCCCAGGACCTGGCCTCTTTTGCGGATCCAGTACTCGATCCCTGGCGCGCGGCGGTGATGAACAGCCGGGCCTACGCCGATCTGATCCGACTGCATCAGGCGGCGGCGATCGTCGTCATGCATCCGACCCGTGGACAGATCCGGATCCCACTGCCCCGGCAGGTCCTGACGTATCTTCTGAACCCGGCGGAGCTTTTCGCCCGTAGTTATGCGCAATACATCGCCACCAAGAGCGGCGATCCGACCTTGCTCCATCAGCTTGCGGCGGAGCGCATTTGGTGGTATCCTATGGCCGGTGTGGTTCCCATTCCCATCCAGTGGGACCCGGCCGATTTCGCTCCCATCGAGGCCGCCCTGGAGGCGGTAATACGGGGGCTGGGATGGAAGCCATGACAGAAGAGATCCAAACAATATCCACGGTGCGGGAGACTCTCGAGATCTTCGGGCAGGACACGGAGGATTCCGGCGTCCGGATGCGGCTCGCCATCGAGGAGGGGGCGCTGCCGGGCGACGTGATGGACGTGGCAGAGGATGACACGGAGTCTGGTGACGCGCCCCGTCTCTGGCCCGAGACGAAAAAGCAGTTA